GACTTTTCATTCTTAACTTTATTATCATTCATTATATTCTTCCTCTAAAATATCTTTTTGCAATACTATCATTTAAGTATTGTGGATTAATTATTGCATTTAAACCAAATAAAAAATACTCTTCATAATAAGTATGTTCTATTTTTGTCTTGCATAATTTAAGTATAGTTTTTTTAATTAATTTTAAATCATTTATAGAAACACTACTAGAAGAGCCTTGATAGTCTCTCCAGTTATCTTCTATTTTAACTATCTCTTTTTTTAATCTTGGTTTAAACTTTACATGACCATTTCTTTTGTTTCCATTTTTTAACATATCTTTAGTTAAGGTTTTAAAGAATTGTTTTTTACCTACATAGTAATATAAATTACCTTTTTTATTTTCATATACTAATATATATATAAATCCATAAAAGCCTTCAGGTGCTTCTTTTAACTCTGAACCATCTTGTAGTATCCAATTCATTTAATTAATCCCCTAACATCATCTATGTGATTATATAAGAATTCTAATGCTTTATTCTTTCCATTAAATGTCTGTAGTAATCTTTTTCCTAGTTCTATAGAATATATTTCTATACCTCTATCTTTTGTTTCAGTAATAAAGAAATGCAACTCATAGAGTTTAAATACTTTCTTGGATTTACTTTTATGTACTTTGTCTAATGTAGGTGCAGAAGACGGAATGTCTTCGCACATATGTAAAGGTATCATTACTTGCTAAAGTTAAAACCACTTGGTTCAGTAGATTTGGAAGTATTAGTAGAATTACCACCTTTAGATTTATCTCTTTCATCAATTGGTTCTGGCTTATCAGCAATAGACTTTTTAAAGTTGTCAATCGCAACAGCTTCAGCACCAGTTCTTTCTTCAGTTGAAGTTTTATATGTAATAGGATGCAAGAAGTTTCTAATTGTTGGAACACATCTCTCAACAGTAGCATCTGGATAACCATCTTCTAATTTCATCTTAACAGTAATAACTACTGGTTTATTAATAAGAGAAGTAACTACTGGTTTTAATACTGCAACATCTTGTTTAGCATCATAATCATAAATCATAATTTCTTTTTCTTCTGGTACTGGTAATCCATCCCATTGAGAATTAATTAAGTAGTTTAATGATGCCATTCTATTCCATCCGTAAGTAGACTTCTTTTGACCATTCTTGTCAATATTGTATGGTTTACCATCTTTGTTTAATACAAATAATCTATCTTTAATTTTAGCTCCATCTTCTGTTTTAAATGTAACTTCGTACCAAGCTGAACTACTAGACTTAGATTGTTCAAATGTAACCATATCAACTACAACATCATAGACACCATCTTCTTCAACTTTAAACTTGTTACCATTACCACCAATAGAACCTTTTTCTTCAAAAGTTGTATCAACACCATCACCTGCATTTTGTTTAATTTCGTTAAATAAATCTGCGAAACTCATAATTTTATTCCTTTGTATATATATTGTTGTCATAGACACCTAATGCTTTGCAAAACATATTTGGACTTACACTTAAACAGAAGCCAAAATGTTATCCTTCTATAAAATCAATTACCTCTTTTGTAAGTACAGTTACATCATTATCAGTAAGTATTTTTTCTCCATTTAAAAAGTCCATAGGTGCTTTAGCACTTACTAGTGGTCTTTCAGATGTCTTACCTAAAACATAACCATATGATAATTCTTTAGTTGCTGGGTCTTGTTTTATGTTTGTATGTGCTACTACTGTAAAGTGAGACTCTACTGCACCACCACCTAATGAACCTTGTATTTTAGAACATTCTTTTTCTGGAGAACCAAATCTATCCATTTTAGTATCTACTAAAGAAGTAACTATATAAAATTTACTTGATTGTTTCATCAACTCTAATATATTCATACCAAAGTTTTTATATTCACCCCACATTTGCATAGTCTTGTTAGCTGGTGCTGTAGCAATATGTTTCATGTACCACATATCCATAAGCATAGTTAGACTATCTAAGACTACATATTCACATTCGTCTTGTTCTTCAATCCAAGCCATTCCTTGAAGCATTTCATCAGGGTCTTTAACTTGTACATTATTAAGTAATTTCTTTTGACCTCTAAATGGTAAGGATTTCTTTTCAGTGTTTAACCATATTGTTTTTTCTAGTGGCAAGTTTCTCATTGATGTACTTTTACCACTTCCAGTTTCTCCTACTATTAATAAGTTCTTAATCATTAATTTCTCCTATTTTTCTTCTTACAGTTTTCATAACTGTACTCATAATTTCTTGAACAGATATAGATGTTTCAAGTTTGTCATTTAAAGATAAAACTCTATCTTCTATATTTTCATAAGAAAGACCACCATCTACTAACATTAACGCAAACTTTAAAAGGATATTGTTTCTACCTAAACCATCATCAATTTGAGAAACAAAAAACTTTTCTAAATTATCAAGATTACTTAAGTTTTCTAACTTTCTAGTATGTTCTTTTTGGTTTGAAGTATCAGGAATAAAGTCTGTTGGGTCTAACATTATACCACTATTTGAATAAGACTCTCCTGCATTACATAACCATTTTCTACTGCAATCTTTAGTTGCACTATCTACATCAAATGGCAACCAAGCAAATATATTTTCCATGAAAGACTTATAATCTTTATCGTTAAGTTTAACAATATTTGATAAAGGCATTACTACTCTAAACCTATGCTTGTCTTTAGTGTGTCTTTTTGTTGTATATATATAGTATGTGTAATCATTTAATATACTTCTAACCATGTCAATAGATAATCCATCATCTATATCTAAAACTAATAAGTTAAAACCTTCTATTAGGTTCTCACTATTTCTATGACCATCTTTAAAATGATGAACAGTATAATGTAAACCATCTGTAATAAAAAATTGTTTTAATTCTTCCCATTTAACTTCAACATTCTCGTAGTTATAAGTTATATCTGTACTATAAGATAATTTAATTTTATCTAAATCAGTTTTCTTCATAACTTCTGCTTCATAAAAAGTAACACCATTCTTTATAGTTTCTCTAATAAAACCATTTTGATTGTAAGCATAAGCACTAGCAAGATTTCTCATATCTTTTCTTGCAGACTGGTTAGAATTAGAATAAAAGTATAGATGCTCATATAAGTCTGCTTCTGTTAACTTCTTGCCCATATCAGACATAAAGTTAAATAATCTTACATAGTTTGGTTCTCTATTAACAATATCTAAAAAGTGACTACCAGATTGAGTTGCAATTAATTTAGCATCTTGAAAATCTTGAAGCTTTATATAATCTCTTTTGTCAGCTATGGCTAATAAACCCATAACTTTTAGTACTTTCCAGTATCTGTGTGACAATTCAAACTTTTGTATATCTTCATGCTCTTTATATTTTAATGCTTCTTCTTCACAGTCTATTTTGTATTGTATAACTTGTTCCCAAATATCATCAGTAGCAGTAATAGTTTTGTTATGCCAATCTCTAGTTGCTATATCTTGAAAATAACTAAGTAATTCTGACTCTTCAACTTGTGAAATTCTTGAACGATTAAGTATATCTTTAGCTGTTTCTTTACCTTTTGAAGAGTAATCTTTTATATAGCTAAAAAACATTCTTCTTGCATATCCTTGTCTTAACATAGCAAAAAAATCATTTTCTTCTTTTGAACCATTAAGTAATGATGTAGGAGAACCAAACATAAATAAAGTAGATGGTATTTTACCACTAGCACTATTACTATCAATTTTAATTAATTTATCTTTTGCTTTACCTACATCATATGCTTCTAATAAGACAGTCAATACTTCTTTGAATTTTTCTAAGTTGTATGCTATCTCATCTATTTCCATACAAGTACCACCAATACCTGCCATAGTAAACTTTTCTCTTGCACCTTTTAGACCTGCTTCAGTAGCATCACTAAAATCATATAATTTATCTGGTAATCTTTGCCATCTTTTAATAAGTAAATCCATAGCTTCTTCTTCAGATATACCATCTTTAGCAGCTTGTCTTTCAGCGTTTAAAGACATAGTTTCAGAAGCTATAGTAGATGAAAATTCATCATATTCTTTTTTAAATGATTTGAATACATTATCTTCTAGTATATTATTTAATCTACCTTTGTTGTATCCAGATGGTGCTAAAGATAATCCATAAAAATTACAAGGAACTAATGTTTTATCCCATGTTTCTATATTGATATGCATATGTGTAGCAATTTGAGATAATTTGTTAAATATCATCATATTCATAAAATGATTATCAGTAGCTCCCATTTTTGACTCAACTATATTATGTATTTTATTTATAATATTATTGTTCATTATTTTTAATCCTTATCTTTGTTGGTTTAAACAGCTCACAAGCAACATTAAGCATTCTTTGATGTTTTATATTGTCGAATGGATTATCGAGTTTTAATGAGTCTCTAAGGACATCTAACCCGTTATCAACTTCTATAGTTTCAGAAGGAAATCCATTTTCTTTATATAATGTAACTTTATGCTTTGGATATGAATTTAAATTAATCTCTATCATCTTCTTGCCTTTTAAATACTAAATCAATAGAAAAATTTCTATCGTTTGTATTAAAAGTCCATGTTACTTCGTTATCGTTATATACAACATCTTTTAAAAGTTCTAAATCATATTCAGTAATTTGTATATCTATTTTTTCTAAATCATTCATTAACTAAATCCTTTTGGTTTATTTTTTCTAGTTTGACAATATGTTCTATAGTCACAGTATCCACATCTCCAAGACTCACAATCTACTTTTGGTTCAACATCTGACTCAGCAATATTTATTTTATTAATTATTAGTTTTTCTATATTTGTATCTAATTCTAAAGTTCTAGTCCAAGTAGGAGGCATATTATCTTTATTCTTTTGATAACCCAATACAAATACATATATTTTTCCAATACTTTCTATTTCAAATAAATCTTTAGTAAGCCATCTGTACACAGATAGCTGAGTAATCCATTCTTTTACTTCTTCTTTTTTATATTTTTGAAGCATAGGAAAATGACCACCAGATTTTAAATCACATATAGTCATTTGACCATTTTTAGAATCAACTTCTAATCTATCTATTGTTCCACCAATTGTATAATTATTAATTTTTTTGATTGTTGAGAATTCTTTTATAACATTTACTTCATTAACACTTTCTGAATTTTGATGAATTAAAGAACCTACAAATGAAGCATTAAATACTTCTTCTTGTTCTTGGTTCTTATAGACATCTTTTCTTTTACTAATCCATAATTGATAGTCAGGCTTAGTAAAGTCACTAGCACTATAATCAGTACCTTTATCTACATAATCTATTGGTTTAAGCATACTTCCAATCTCCTTCTTTTAGTTCTGTTCTTAAGTGATACCAGTGTCTTTTGCTTGTGTTGCTATAATTAGCTATATCTTTGTATACAACAATAATTCCAGCTTTCAATTCAGCCATTAGTGAACTATAGCTATATAGCTTTCCATTTTTACTTTTAAAGTTAGAACCACAAGCATCTCTTCCTTGAATAAAATTAATTGCTACATTTTTATTTTTCATTTAAAAATCTTTCTGCTTCTTTAATTGTTTTAATTTGTGGTGCATTAATAATTGAACCATCAGTCATATGTATCTTGTTTAGCTCTGGTGCATATTTATGCACCTCTATTCTATAAATCATTTTATCTCTCCAGTATTATTTGGTTTAATACATCTTCAAAATCTTTTTTCTTTGGATGTTCTATTTGATTAATTTTTTCT